ATATCCGTAAACGTAAAATTTATTAGTCATTTTAATTATAAAGTAAATCTTTTTTTAAGAAGTGCTTTTAAAGCACTCTTATTTTTACTTATTGCTTTACATGTAGACATTATATAGGAGTATAATGAGTTTGTCAACGAGTTTGGACGAATTACTTTTTACCGATGTATTCGTGGCTGTAGCATACTCGGTATGCATCACGAACAGTGGTAGTACCGCCATAACCGGGCATTTTTCTGGCAGTTCCGTCCTTGTTCAAATAACTGCCTGCACGACTCTTACGATTCATTGATGTAGGACGCCATAAGGGTGACTTTTCTCTGTGTTCCCCGAATGATGGGTGTGCAGTTTTAGAGAAGTAACGCAGGCCACGGCTGACATAGATTTCAGCAATGGCATCTGAGAACGCTGTACCTATGCCCATGCCTTGAAACTCGGGCAGGATCACAGTACGATGCCCACGCCAGTAACTGTGAATATCACGATTGGTACTGTGAATAGCAGCATGGAAACCAATGGGTTTGTCACCCAACAGCAACACATAGTAGTGAGCACTACGACTAATAGCAGTATCTAAATAGTGATACTTACTGAAATATCGCCAATAGTCGACACTTGTGCTTTTGATGGTGAGTGTGAGTTCAGGTCGTCTCCCCAATCGAAAGGGTAACCTCCGGTTTTCTAAGACACAGAGATCTGTGTCATATACGTAGTCTGGATCCAACCATTCTACTATGTCCCTGTGGCAACTGGCAATGTACAAGGGATCTGTGGTGCCCCGCTGATCATAAAACCGACGAATACTCAATGCAAGACTTTTGGCAGTATCTCGATCCACAACCGAGGTGAACTCATCCACTGTGCCAAGTCCTTGATCCAAGCTCATGGCCATTTCAAATCTATGATACTCACCATTGCTCAGTGTGGCTGGTGATCGGAACCAAGTCGGAATAGATCTAAGTCCACAGGCCAACAATAATTCTTCTCCACGTTCAGCCGAGCTGAAATTTTCAATGGTAGTACGATTGTTATCGATCAATGGCCGAGCGATCTCGCCTAAACTACGCAGTATGGTACTCTTGCCTGATCCACTGGTACCAACAATCAATATGATACCATCGCGGGGAAGGTCAGGAATGTCCACAGGTGTTTCTTTATAGTCTGTGATATCATACTTTTTTTTGATTTCGTCCAAGTAACTCATGCGGCCTCAAACACAGTAAAGGTATCGCCAAGCGAATCTGCGCAGGCAATGTTGGCAACAGGAACACCGGGCAATCGCTTGACAGTGGCATCCACGTTGGATTGAGTTAGATCAATTCCATAAATGGTATCCACTGATATATTGTTTTGTAACTTTCTTTTGTGTATGCCTACCAAAAATTGACCGTCGCCACACATGCTGTCTATAAACGTGTTGTTGGGATCAGTAAATGCTGTGGGATCATACTGACCGACTGTGTCCAGCACCTGTTCTACCAAACTTGTGGGAGTAAACACTTCGCCCAGGGCTTTGACACGATCACGATCTTCAGTGATGTCATTGGCCAACTTGACCGGAGTCGACATATCCTGCTGAGTAATGTTCCATTCCACAGGAGTTTCTAATCCGGTAACAATTTGATTGATATCAAACCGTTTGACATTACGCATACCAAAAGCGTGACCACGCAGTTTCATGCGGCGAACATATTCTTTAAATACAGGATTCTTTTCCACAAACAATTTGAGTTTTTCTGCTTCTGCAATGGTAGCAGTTGGTATATAGCAGACAGTTCCGCCATATACTGCTTCGTCGGTCACTGTGTAACTTTTACGACTTTCCATAGTATAAAAAGCAAATTTGGGACCCGAGTCAATATTGGTATCGGTATAGTCGTATGCAACTTGATCTCGGCCTTTGCCTGGCAATTGTCTAATCACTTTGTTTTTCTTTCCAGCACCAAAGTGTTTGTTCATACCATTGTTACTGCCACTGTAGTAGACAAAATCAAAGCAATCAGCAGGATCGGGACTGTAAATCTTTGCGGCCATACCGCCTAATATCACCGGAGGAGTTGTGCGTGGAGTTTTACTTACACTAAAGAAACAGGTATTGTATGGCCACACATCAAGGTTGTCCATCAAGTGTATAAAGTTCACCTGATAGTTTTTGAAGTGGCCGTTGACCAAATCAGGAATAATACCTTTGAGTGTGATATTGACCAACGTACCATCTATGCCGACACGACGATCAAAGTCATTGCGAGTAGCAGTCTTGTAGAGAGTGGTATTGCCACCTGTGCCAGCCACATTGTTGCCTTCGGCTACATTGAATGCTGGGTTACTGATGGCATAATTAAATTCCATATCTTGTCTTTAGTAAATGATCCCAGTTTTTCAATTCTTCAATAGTAACTTTATATTTGCTATTCCATCTATTAACTGTATCAACTTTCTTTTGATGGGCTTGTTTTGCTTCGGTGTATTTTCGAAGTTTTTCAGGATATTGTTGTGCGGCTTTGGAATTTGGATTTTTAGGTTTGATTGGTTCTTTTTTTGTAAATTCTCCGGGATTACTATCTATACCAAATCCCCATAGTATATTATTCTTTCCATCAAATGAATCTTGGACCAGCTGTCTGACTTCATCGTTAGACATCTTTTTTATTTTACCTTCGGACATTTTTTTTGTTTGACCAGATACCTGGCTTGGGCTACAACGACATACTTGATGATCAAATATCTCTTCGTGTATTTGCTCCTTGGTTAAGAGCCAAAGCCCAAAAAAATCATTTCCACCTTGTTGATCCTGGAGAAATAGGTAAAAGGGAATGTTTTCAAAAAATCGACATTGTCCGCCACCAATTCTGTGTCTGTCATCTTTTTCAGAACATTTAAGCTCAACATTATCTCTACCAAGTACTTTGTTTCCAAAAAACAGATCTCCGTAGTCTTTCCCATCTGGTGATTCCACTCCGGCTTGAGCCCCGGTGTGATAGGCAATGTTACGTTCTCTCCAACGGCTCGTGATTTTAGAATTTGATACTAATCTACTTAGTCTCACAGCATCCTCGATAGGAGCATTATTAAAATCACCAGCACTCATTCTTTTTTCAAGTGTTAGGCTAATAGAGATTTGTTTATCTGCTTCTTCTTGAGTATATCCTGCTTCTTTTAGTCCCGCCATAGTATCCCCTTAATTTCACACTACGAACTACAGTATAACACAAATGAAACCATTTGTCAACCAATGGTTTCCAAGCTGTCCAAATAGCCTTTGAGATTGTTTCCGTGCAGAGTCAGCATCAAGGCCTCCTCTTCTTCGAACACAATGATCTTTTGACGTTTGAGCAAGTAGTACATGCCACGAAACTGTCGTTCCAATTGTAGCAGATTATGATTGGTCAGCTCTTCGGCCAAGGCAAATTCATAACTTTGTAATTTGAGCACAGCCTTGACAAACTGTAGGCCTGCAAGACTGAGACGTAGGCTGGCATCATCTGTGGGATTTTTCCACCAACGCATCTGCATTTCTGTAGTGGTACCGCGAGGTATGTCAGCTTGTTCGACAAAAATTTTTGTCAGCTGACGTTGAGTGTACCGCTTAGGGGAAGACTTTGTCACCTTGCTTCAACAACACCACGCTGAACTTGTCGGTTTTGAACAAGGTGTTGAGTTTCTTACAAAGGTTGATTGCATGGCCTGGATTACTGAATGAATTTTTTTTGTATTTAGGTCCGGGGTATGACACAAGTGAGTTTGAAGTTTTCAAGTTGATGGGTTGATTGTCGTAGAATACCGCCCAGATGCCTTCGCTACTCAGCACCTGTTCACTTTTATAGGTTGTTTTGTTCACATGGTCCAACAACACCGTTGGTTTTGGTCTAGACATTTCAGCTATCCTTGATATACTTTTTATTTATCTCTTTATATACGTACATTATTTAAAACCACCACCGTCCATGCTGATTGTAGTAACAGTAACTCCAGATTCCTGTTGTCGTGTTAGTTCAGCAACTTTGGTCATTAAATCGTAGATTTCGGCGTGTAAACTGCGAGCTTCGTCGGCATTCAATGTCATTAGTTTGCTGTTGCTTTGATTCATTGCCCTTACACGATCGTTGAACAGTTTGATGTGCAAGGTATAATTATTGTCCATTGCGTTCTTTCATGGCCTCGATCATGCGTTCTTGAGTTTTAAAAGGACCTTCATATTCATAACGATTCAGCGTGATAAGTTTTGGGCAATAGGCACGAACCCAGGTGCTTGAAAATTTGATAATGTAATATCCAGCACAGAAGAAACTTTTTGACTTGGCACCTTTGGTATAGATTGGAAGATAGCGTTGCACATCCAATACTTCGTTGCGAGGTTCACTGTTGGTTGGATATCCATACACATCATATACTGTTTGTTTTTCACGTTTGACTTTTTCGGTCTTGGCAAAAACAATGTTGTATTTTTTACTCAACATTTTGATTGATGTAAACTGCTCACGTTGGTCATCATGCACATAAACAAATCCACCTTCTTCGATGGCCATGATATTACCAACCTTGGTACCGGTATAGGCTTCCACAATCCACATCTTGTTCTTTACTACAGTTTTTGCAATCAGTTCTTCATTCATTTTCTTTTGCTCTTTCTGCTCGCCGATGGCGGCATGCTTCTCGTACTGCAACAGGATAGTCAGGGCTGATCTCTGCTATACTGCAATCGTATCGTATTACTCGGCCATGTTCTTGGTTGTCATAGTACATGGTGATGATCAACACCGCCGCCAGTATCACAACAGCCAACACAGCTTCTCTTTTTCTCATCTTTGATTGGACTTGTAAAAAGCATAATTAAGCCAGGCAAGACCAAGATCCCATGCAACTGCAAACCAGTCGCCTTTGCTAAAGTCAGTCAAGGCACACATGGTCAACCAACCGACGATGAACCAGGTGATTTGTGTGTAATTGCGATTGTACCACTGTACTATTTTATACATGTTATTTCTCCGGATAAGGTGCTTCTAAAAAGCGCACATAGCTGTCGGCCATATCGGCCATTTTAACTAAATCGTATTTGCCACAGAACTTTAGGAACTGTGCGCCTACCATTGGGCGATTGAGTGGCTGGCTGTTACCGTCAATGGTGCCTACAATTTTAGCTTTGACTTCTTCGGGCTGTGCAGACAAATCTACCAATTGTACATTGCGCTGATAGTCATCCAACACACGATGTTCTACACCGTTGTGATCAGTCCAGCGTTGCAACATCAAATTATTCCACGCAAAGCCCTTCGCATCTTTGTCGGCAAAGGCTTCTGCAAGTCCAATTTTATTTTTACTTCCCACCTTGCGGACCCCGGGGTACGCCGAAAAGATATTGTCGGTCGGGTCGCCCCGCATACATTTTTCGAAAAGAATCCACTTAGGATCCGGAATGACTTTTGCTTCCTTAGTCTTTTTATCGATGACTGCTTTACCTTTTTTGTCGAAAATACCTTGAATAGTGTGGAGCTCATCTGCAATTCCGTTGTATTGATTTACATTGTCTGCCAACAGCTGATAAAAGTCAGTGTCCGAACTCACAATGGTATGGTGGTCATGACGATGTTTTTGTATCCATCCAGCAATCAAATCGTCTGCTTCTAAATCAGGATGTTGTAATACTGTACAATTGGTCTTGTTGGACAAAAACTCTTTCAAGTTATCAAATGTTTCCCAAAACAATCGATCTTCCTCGGCTTCGGTTTCTGTCAAGGCTGCACGGGCCACAGCACGATTGGCCTTGTACGGTGTATAAAAATCTTTGCGCCAGCTACGGCCTTCCAGGCAAAATATCACATGATCTGCTTTCTGATCACGGAATGCCTTGCTCACACTACTCAGCGTAACATGTATGGCAAAACCCAGTTTGTCCCAGGTATCGCTTTGACGGTGAGCGGCGTGACGAGCACGGAAGAATGTGTTTGCGGTGTCAACAAGTAGATATCTCATACAGTTATAATAGCATATAATGATTAATGTGTCAATACCTTTTGGACATAATTTTGGTACAAGAATTCAGCCCAAGCACAATGGGCATCAGCACCAAAATGATAGCTGGTTGGTGCAACTGTTTTGAATCCGGCCTTTTCTAACCAGTAGTAATAGGCCATGCTTTGATCGTACGGACCCACATAACTGTTGGCCCAATCGTGACAATCGACCCGTCCGGGTGATGGCACATTATGAGTGGTTATGTGACCTCGTTTGATCGCACCAAAATCGCTGTAGCAATTGAAAAATACATGTGGTATTTTACGTGCTTCAAGGTCTTGATGCAGTTGAAAAATACGATCGTGCCAGACAAGCATTTTGGCTTCTTTGGTAATGGAGTCTTGGTCAATCACATATTGTTTATAGCGATCGGCCAATTCAGCAGGTACGCTGTCACAACCACTGGCAGTGACTTGATAGTAGGTGCCATTGTGCAACCACTCTTCACGTTCCCAGGTACTCCACCCAATGATCACCAAGTCGGGTCGATTGTCTTTGAGATAATCGTTGGTGGTTCGCATGATACGTTCGTTACTGCTGGCCGATTCGGCATCACAATGCAACACGGCCAACAACTTGTTGGCTATTTCGCACCCGTAACTGGCACGTTCGTTGTCTGGATGTGGCCGCCGACCCAATGCCCAATACAGCGGATCATCCTCGGCAAATGCGTATCTGTTTACTGCTTCTGCACCGGCACTATTGCTATCGCCGTTAACATATACAATCATGAAACTGAAGTTTTTCCGTTTCCAAGATCCTCTCGTTCAACATTGCGTGGACGTGCATCCATGGGTTGATTGGCTTCCCATTGTTCAAAATTTTCTGCTAACACATTCTTACACACGTCGGCAAACCAACGATCTACAATTACTGATTCGGATTCTCCGGCCTTGTATTGATAGCCAGCACGTACCAGATTGGTAATAAACTTGTCGTTCCAGTCCAATTCAAATGCACCGTTGCCGATATTTTCTGGATCCAATTCCACACTCAGTATAGCAATATACGGTTCGCCTTGTTCGTCGGCTATTTCTTTGGCAGATTTTTTTACTGCTTTGGGTTTGGGAGCAGGCTTAGGCTCGTCCTTAACTTCAGGTTTGCGTTTAAATCTATCAAGTATTCCCATCTTCGTTCTCCTTAACTTCTATCCATGTATAATCGCCCAGCCATTTGACCTGGCAAATATATTCGTATCCTTCAGGCACACCAGTGGCCCAATCTGCAGGTCCGTTGTGTGTCAATCTTGTTTGTTGTTTGTTGTGTTCGTAAACCAGCCAGTAGGTTTGGCCGTGATAGACTTGGAACTCGTATTTAGCGGCGTGTACCATGTCGGTAATATCTAATCTACGTTTTAGTTCTGCGGCTTGACGCTGTAGAACTTCTACTAATTCTGTGATACGATTGTATTCTTGTTGAGCATACATACGGGCCACATTGACCATGATGTCTTTTTGTTTCTCAACCGGGATAAGATCAAACTTGGGACCACCTGCTTCAGTTGCGTAGGTACTTACGTTACGATTAAAGAACGCAACCAAGGTATTGCCAACTGTGATGTCAAAACTTTCACGTCCGTCGGCTACGTTTGATTTCTTTTCAGCCACGTTTTAGTTGCCAGATAATATGTTCCGTAGTTTCGTGATAACGGCGTTCAAACACAGGTTCTCCGGGACCGGTCCACACGGCTGTGCCTTCGTATACAAACTGTAAGAATAACCAACGGCCAGTTATATCACTACGTTTTGGCAACCATAAAAACTTTAATCGCCAATGGGCACGATTGTAAAAAGAGTCGTATTGTTCATCCATACCTGTATATAATCCGTATAAGCCTTGTGGAAACATTATGTAATATTATGCTCGTGAAACATGACCTTTAATCTGGTGTCAGGATCGAGATTTTCTAAACCTTTTGCTTGTTGTAACTGAAGCCACTTCATGTAAGCCTTTTTACCATCGCCATTGGCTTTGGCTCGGCGCCCACATTCTTCACATACATGGAACGCTTGTACCAATTCTTTACCGTTTTTCTTTGGATATACTTCGTAATCTTCTTTGGTAAACTTATCTACGCATCCGTTGAATGTACAAACTACTTCCATTGTGTCTGGATCAAGAAAGCTAATATCAACTTTCTTTTTTGACATTTTTTTAACCATTACTTGCCCCAGCCATTGCCCCATAAGTCTACGTGCAAGCGTGGACTGTAGTTGAATCCCAGTTTGCAACAAATGTCGGCAATGTTTACTTTGTTGCTTTGGTATGGATCAACAACACCACCCTGTGGCATCAGGTAAACTGACCCACGGAATCCACCAGCACGGAATGCATCGGTTGCACGTACAGCTTCTGCAACATGATCCTCAGTTTCAACCACAAACTTGAGATAGGTGTGCCCATAGGTTTGATAAATGTTTACAATCTTGGGTTTGATAGCATCATCCCAAGATTCGCCTGATGCACTCAGTTTGGCGCTGACTGAAAATGTGATTTCTCTATCAGCACGTTCGCCGGCCCACTCAATCAAGTAATCGCGGAAATCTTCGTGCAGTTCTTGAGTACCATTGGTTTCAAATGTGATATTTTTCAAGTCGGCCATGCCAGGATGACTCAGTAGTTCGGCATAAGCACGTTGCCAGCCCAGTAAAGGCTCGCCACCAGTGATGACCAGGTGTACATCATTGCCGTTGTTCTGTGCCCACTTGTTGTTGGGAGTCAATGCCAACATGCGCTGTACCAGTTCTTCTGTGGTCTGCATTGGACTCAGATGTTTGAATGCTGGGTGCCATGATGCATATGAATCACAGCCAGTTTCAACCAACGGTAAGTTTTCAAAGCGATCGAACAGGTGAACAATTTCGGCCACATCATCGGCGCCAGTTGACTTTTCGCCTGGCTTACAACCAAAACCTGAACAGGTAAAGTTACAACCATAAGTGCGTAAAAATACACTGGGAACACCCACAAAGCGACCTTCGCCTTGCAAGCTGTAAAAGATTTCGCTGACTTTAATTTTGCTCATATATCGTTGACCATTTAGTTAATTTTTGACTTTTTCTTGTTTGTGCCGCATGTAATTCTGAATCTGTATAAACTCCGTGAGACTTGAGCAACTCAATAAGCAAGGTAACATCACCCAGCTCTTGTACCAGATGCTCACGCTGTGTGCCACCTTCTTTGTACACATTGTCAATGCCAAAACGACGAATCTTACTGATGGCCTGTATCACTTCGGCACATTCCTCTTGCAAGATATCCAGTATTTCATTAACCTTCGTAGATGGCACTATTGGCTCCATGTTCAAACACTTCTACACTTTTGATTTTAACACCGGGGTTGACTGGATAGCGACTTTGAGTCACAGTATCATCGCTGTGCTGGGTGGGATATTTCATTGTCTCCAACAGCTCAGCCATTTTGTCGTAGCACATACGGGCAAACATTTCACAGCCTACAGCGGGTACAATGCGTAAGTCACAGATACCTTGTCTACGGTACGGTTCAACTTGAACACGTTCTGGATTACCATCGTGCTCTGGATTTGAACTCCAACCGGCCATTTCTTTGAATCGATCTAACATTGGGTCGTCTTCGGCAATAACCAATGTATGATCAAACATCGAGTCAGCCCACTCTTTGAACTGTTTGAGTCCACCAAAGTCCATACACCAGTTTTTTTCATCCAGTGTTTCACTTTCAAATACCAGCTTGATACCGATCGAATATCCATGTAGAGTAGAGCAGTGGCTATGCGTGGCACGCCATTGTCTGAAACAGCATGATAAGCCTCTGTCAGTACCGTATGTTTTTGTTGAGTAATACTTTGCCATTGAGATTCTCCTATGTTAGATTATAGCATAGGTGGCAGAATTTGTAAAGCGGGATGACACCATAAGACCGCTGTTTGGGGGATACAGTATTTATCTCCACCATTCTTCCCATGGAAAAATACACCATATGGGCTCTTCCAGTTTGTTAATGGTCAATCCCACATAGTCCACATCTTTGAATTCGCTGGCCTCATTGTCAATCAACACAGCCGTACGCACATTATGACCCCATATTTCATCGGTCCAGCGTGGATCATTGGGAAAACAGCTTGATTGCCAATCAGATCGAATCCAATTCAGTGTGGCACCGGTATCATTGATATCGTCTACAATGAGGATATTTTTACGACCATCACCCGAAGCCATTGGATCATGTATTGGGTAGCCAAAAGCATCTTCGGCCATCCAGGGTTTGCTTTCAGGACCTATTTCACTGTCACGCAAACTGACTTTGAGAGTTTCCATTGGAACTTCCAGATAATGACTCAGCATCAAGGCCGGTACAAGACCGCCACGAGTAAGACCCACTACATAATCAGGCTTCCAACCGTCGGCGTTCATGGAACGAATGATATCGTGCATCCAACCTCGTACTGTTGACTCTTTGTAATATACTTGTCTAGACATAACTCTCCACTATTTTAGCTATTTGATCACGGCGCCACAGATACATGTTTCTTTCTGGAAATGGTGCTATCCAATCTTCAATTCGGTAAATGTAGTCTGTGGTAAATTTAAATGTATTGTCAAACAGGTTGAGTTCTCTGTAACCGCCAGTTTCAATTTCGTAAGTGTCATGATTCATCACATGTGATGTGGTCAGCAAGAACTTGATATCTGAGCTGGCAAAGTTCTTAAAGAACTGTTTGATGTCGGCAATGGAAAAATGAAACAGGCAATCACGACAAATCATCAAATCTGCTGTGGGCAAACTGTCACGCAAAATATCAACAGTGATAAAATTGTATGCTGGATAGGTGCGCCGATGTTGATCAATCAATGGTTCTACAATGTCACCACCGGTATAATTGATATTGGTACATTCTTTCAACACCTGACTCATCCAGGTCAAATCACCGCAGGGTGCATCAAAAACAGTTTGTATTTGAAATTGATCAAACAGCTTGGGCAACTCGCTACGTAAATTCTGTGTGTACTGTAAACTGCTTCCAGGTCCACTGGCAGGAGTGTCAGGATAAGCTGAGTGCGCCCAACGTCGTTGAACAAATATATCCGTGAATATTTGTTTGGTATTGCTCATTTTTCTAATTTCCTTAAACGCAAACTGAGATCTCTGTCGTCGGTGACCATTTGGTTACGCATGGATTCGATCATGTGATATGCACGATTGATACGAATATGAGCATAGATGATGGCCGCAACCACAAGAGTAAAGGTCAAGCCCCAACCAGCGACAATGCCAATGATCCAGGTCCAGAGGCTACTGACTTCCCCAACCATGGTGTTTAAAGTTTGTGCTATCATTCTTTTAACTTGCTCATGGTGATGATCTTGCCCAACTCACGATCAAAGTCGTCACCGTCGGCAATAATGTACAGACTTTCGGCACTGGTTTGACCGGAAACCGACACAATACTACCGCCATTGGCTGGTGTAATTTTAAGTGTTAGTGTTTGGCCAGTGATAGGGCCTTGTGATGTTGGTCCTATGCCGATACTACCTGCCCATGGTTGTCCGGCTCCACCACCT